ATGGTTTTATTTTGATAAAACTTGCTCCTAATTTAGAATTATTTAATTTTTTATCTAAATCTTTATCATCAAACACAATACCATCTTGTAATATATTTCTATTAAAAGAATCTAAATTTATATATCCACTATTAGAATCTCTTTTCATAGCTTTATTGGCTATGTATTGAGTTTCTCCTGAAAATTTATTAGAAGTCGCAGTATATGTTGTAAAGTATTCTGAATTTTTAACATTACCTTTTGTAACATCTCCATCTCCCGATTTTATTCCACCTGCGTATAATTTGCCAGCCTTACCTTCTTTTGTTTCAGGCTTTTTGTTTTGTTTTCTATTTTTAGTTAAAGTTTTGGTTATTGCTTTACCTATTGCTTTTTTAGCTGCACTAATTCCAGCTCCAACTGCTTTAGTACCAATTTGATTTAAATCTCCCTTTAATATACCGGATAGTGCATTAGCACCCATTGGAGCTTTACTTACTAAATAATCAGTATCAGCTTCAACTGCATATCTTAAACCTGTATGGTCTCCAACTTCAGTAGGTAATGTACCTTTGCTAACAGGTGCTGAAATTTTATCTTTAAATATTGTATCCGAAGGTCTATTTGCTGAACCACCCATTAGCGAACCTAAGTTCAATAGAGGTGGTTTTTTTGATGGGTCTTCGTTGTATCTAGCTGATGTAGTTGCTAAACTTCTAGGAGGGTCTACTGTACCTTTGAGAGATATTCTCGGAGTATCAGTACCATATATTAATGGTGGAGTTACTAATTTTTTATAGAATAATACTCTTGGTCCGTTTGGATTAGCTTCTGCTTTGACAAAATCCATTATCTTACCACCCAAACCTTTGTTTTTGTGGCCACCATCCCAAATGGTAACATCTTTATCACCACTTGCTTTTTTAAATAAATCTAAGATTGTTGGCATTGATAGTATATTCTATTTACTATAAATATCCTTTAAGAAAATTTATTGAATCAGTTATCAACCATATGTAGTTTTGGTAGAAGTTGCTCCCGTCATACCAGTTGTATTGTCTTGGTATTTAGTAGCTGCATTTGCTAATATCTTTCCATCAATTTTAACCGTAGTACCACCTTCATATTGTGCTCTAGTCAATGCTTCAATTTTACGAGTTAATTCTTTCATTGCTAAAGTGTTGGTATTTAAAACTTTTAGTTGTTCTAATGAAGCGGCTGTGTTATTCATAGTTTTAGTAGTTCTATCAACTACTCTTTCTAAATTACCACTCATATAAGTCAACTTATCTTGCATCCATTTTTCAGATGCTTTAGCTGCAGAAACTACGGATGCTCCACCTGTTGCGGTAACTGCGTTTGTAGCCGCTACTGCTGTTGGAGTAGATACAGCTGCTGCTTTCGCAGGAGTTCCTGCTTTTGCAGGAGTTGCTGCTTTTGAATCAAATGCTCCCATATCTTTAGCAGCTAATGCAGTATCGATTCCAACAGATGCAGCTGTGCCAATTCCTGGAATAGTACCAGCTGCACCGGAAGCTAATTCCATAGCCGCTCCACTGTAATCACCTTTCATCAATCTTGATAATCCAAACCCAACACCTGCTAATAATCCAACTACTGGTATTTTTTTCAATAATGATTTACCTATCGCTTTAGCTCCAACTTTTGCTACACCCTTTACACCAGTTGTTGCTGCAGTTTTTCCTGCTGTTTTTGCTACCGATTTTCCACCTACTTCCAATGCATCATCAACTAACCCAGTAGCGCTAGGAGTTTTATTTGCCTTAAATCTCATATCAGGTTTACCACTCTTTGTAAGTGGACCGGATGGCTGTGGAACTTTTGGACCTTTATTAGAAAATGGATTAAGATTTGGCATTTTACCTTTAAATAGAGCTTGTGCTCCCATAGCAACTGTAAGTGCTACAACCCCACCCAATAACGCATATAATGCGGTTTTTAATCCTATTTCAGCATCTCTTTTTGCTTCTTCTACAAGTATTTTTTTATTTAGGGCTTGTACTTCTGCTGAGTTATTTACTGCAAGGTCTTTTTTCCCTTGCATAGTAATATTAAATGCAGCTTCTGCTACTGAAATATTTGCATTGGATATATTTTGTGATAATTCGGCATTTTGTTTTGTATTTAAAAATGATTGATTACCAGCTTTTGCATTTCCTTCTCCTAAATTAACACTTTTGCCTGTATTTTTATTTATTTTAGATAATGTAGTTAAATCCATCCCAGTGGCTTGTTGCAACATTTGTTGTTGGAACATATCCATCTTAGCAGGGTCTAATCCTTGTGCTTGTAATGATTTTAATGCACCTTCGGTATCTCCGCTTGCAAATTTAGCTCTTACTTCTGAAAGGTCAACATTCTTACCTAACATTGCGGATAATTGCATTTCTGATTTGATACTATCTTTATAGTTCAATACCATACTCTGTCCAGCTTTTGCTATATCTTGAAAACTTACACCCATTGAACGAGCAAAAGTTACTTGTCTTGCTAATGCTGAACCTGATTTGATTTGGTAACCAAGCATATCTTTAGATGTTTCAGCCATTTCAGCCATCAACCCACCCAAATTAATACCGGCTTTATCAGCCATAGCTCTCATACCCTCTTGCATATTAAGAGCAGTATCAGCAGTATGGCCATCCATTCTCATAAGCATCTCATTCAGAGTAGCCGCTCCTTCTGCTGATTGGTCTGTTCTAGCTGCAAGTACAGCCATATCAGCTGCTACTTTAGATGATGGCATTTTACCAGTAGCATCACTTGCAGCTTTCATTTGTGATGCTATTTGTTCTGCACCAATACCGGCTAATTGTAATTGACCAGCACCATATCCAACTGAACCCAATCCTTTACCAAACAATGCAGTTTTTGAGGCAGTTTTAAATGCAACTGCCATTCTTTGCATTTCGAATGCAAATCTTCCGGCTGCTTCTTCTCCAGCAAACGCTCCTTCAATATCATTTTTTAATAATGATAATTGTGTTCTTAATGGGATTAATATTGCTTCGGATTCAGCTATATCCTTAATTTTATCACCTACAAATCCTAAATTATAAGCAAGTGCCCCTAAAGCGGCACCTAATGCAAATATAGATAAACTTAATCCTTTACCACCCTCAGCTGCACTTTTAATTACATTAGATAATTCAGAAACACCAGGAACACCTGATGATGAAAGTTGGTCTAAGCCTGTATTTAAAGCTGTTAATGTTTTTTCACTTTTTTGAGCTGCTTTATAGAATGATTCCATTTCATTCTTTGATGCAAGCATCATTTTATATAAATCTTTACCAGCTTCAGTAGATTGGTCAATTTTAGATATTACTTCATCAAAATTTTCATAGGAATCTTTTATCAACTGATTATACTCAGATTGAGTCATTTTTTGTTGCATCATTTTTTTGCCTGCAACAGTTATATTGTTGTTTAAATTTTTATATGCATCAGTTGCACCTATTACTTGTTTTTTTAGATTTTGTTGGTCATCTCCCAATTCTGCAACTATTTGACCCACACTATTTAATGTAGTAGCAACAGAATCAACATGGCTATTCATAGCTTCGAATAATTTATTATCCTTACCTATTTGAACCCCTAAACTTCGTAATGATGATGCGAATTCATCTGCATCAGTAATGGAATCTTTTAATAACTTCTTTCTTTTATTTTCAGTTTCGTATAATTTAGAAAGTAATTTTTGTTCAGTCTTTAAAGCCTTTTCTTTATCTTCTTGTAACTTTAAATCTTGTTTAAGAAATTCTATTTCTTTTTTAGCTGTATCATTTAAGTATGTACCTGCTTTTTGTAAACTTTCATAATGTTCTAATTTTCTTTTGGCACTTCTTGCTATTTCCGCATCAGCTGCAATTTCATCCTTTTTTAATTGGACAATCTTTTCTTGTGCAGAGATTTCTGCTGATTTACCAGATTTTGAAACAGAACTATTGGTTTTAGCCATTATAAGTTAGATTTATGAATTAAACATTCTTTAATCCATATTTTTTAATCATGCTATCCACTTTTGAAGTGTCCAATCCGTATTTCTTCAAAGTTTGTTGTTGTAATCTCATATTAGCAGATAACTTATCATCGTAATCTTTCCAAACATCGGCTAAGTTCGGGTCAGCTTTTCTCAATCTTTGTAGCCATTCGGATTCGTTCCCATCGGCTTTAGCTTGGAAAAAACTTTTAAAAAAATCCATTAAACCGGCTTCTTTTACTAATATTCTTTTAGACATGCTTTTTTATATTATAATACTATTATAAATATCATCTTCTTCTAGTTTTAGAAGAATTATTTGCTTTTGATTTTGAAGCCTCAATAGTTTCGTTTTCTTCTTCTTTTGCTTTAAGTAGTTCTCTCCAATAAAAATCTCTTAATTTAATAGGCATAAAGTATACATCATGCCAATTGAATCCACCATTGGCAAAATATATCATTTGAAAAATCTTCTGATGTAGTACTACAGAGTAATTAATCGGCAGGATAAAAAAAGTCAACCCCAAATGGGATTCGGAGAGCCTCCTTCTCACCGGTCAATGGAGATTCATATTCAAATGTTAAATCCAAATCTGGCGTAATAGAACCCATATGCTTTCTTAATGCCTTGGAATCACCTGCTAATAATCTATTTGATACAAAGTTACTGATATAACCTAAATCTCTATTTCCGTCAACTTCAATTATAATTCTTCTATATCTTGCAGTAATTTCATTACCTTGCTTTAATGTTTTTTCAGATGCTTCAATATCTTTATTGATTAGCATCTCATCATTATGGTTAAGTAATTTAAATTTGATTGGAGTTTTTGAAACAGGCAAAGTAAATGCATATTCATTTTGTCTATTTAAAATACTCTCATCTATTTCTTTTATTTTTATTTTAGATAAGTCAACATTAACATCAATCGGGTCACCACTTTCTGGGTCTGTTATTGTTACACCATATTCAGGTCCAAATGCTAATATTCTAGATGATATTAAAATAGCATTTTTATCACCAATTAATAAATCTCCAATGGTTACACCATGTTCAACCACAACTGATTCTAATAGTTTATCTAAGTGAATACCTTTTTTGATTAAATTTGATGAAGTTAAGATATCTTCTTCTTTTGCAGTCATCAATTTGATTGTAATTTCTCCTTTTGATAACGGAGAATGTTCAGGGTAGCATAAACCTTTTGATGGTAAACTGATAACCTCTGTTGGGAATGGGTATGATTTTGGTGCTATTTGATGACCCAATCCTCTTGTAACTTGTTGTTCTAATTTTTCTTCCATAATAACTTAATGTTTGTATATAAATATATATAAATAAAAAAAGGAGAACATTTCTGTCCTCCTTTCTACTAAACACTACGAAAATTTATATTTTAATAATTAGTTTTCCAAGAATAAATACCTCTTAAATCTAATGCCAGAGTTGCCTCACTATATCGAGTTTCACTCACCAATCCATGCCAAGCCCAATAATCCCAATTGGTTTTGTGGGGGTCATTATGCCCGTTGAACTCTGCCATAGCAATTAAGAAATCAACATACTCAACCACATTCATCGCAACAATTTCTTCGTTTTCCATATCTTTATCGTTTTATTACATAGTAAATATACTACATTTTACGCTAAAAGTCAAGCTTTTTATGGATTATTTTTAAAATTTAGAATCATTCTAAATAAGACACAAAAAAGGGATGTATTTCTACACCCCCTTCTTAATTATTTTAAAGTTTACCTATTAGAGATTAGTACTCAAGGATTGCGTAATCGTAAGTCAAAGTTAATTCTATTGATAATGGGTCATTTGAAGCCCAATCTAATTCACCAAAGTTTGCTGAAGAAATGAATGCACCTTTTAAAGTCCATTGTTCAACCTTATCACCAACCGGTCCTATTAAGAAGAATGTGATATCTTTCTTATAGAAAGCTGCATATCCATCTCTACCTGTGATTGATTCATGTGATTGACGAACCCACTCCATCACTTGCTGTGCACCTGATGGTACAATTGGGTCATATAAGGTAATACTTACATCATCCCATGTAGATTTTCCCTTAATCTTTCTTTTTACATTTATATGGTCTAACTCAACTATCTCTGAAGTGAAAGTTGGTCTTGCTGCGGTTTTAATTATATATGATTCTATACCATCGATTTCCATAATAAATCGGTTACCCAACTTTGGTTCGAAGT